ATCGTTGATTGGTTCCAAAGAGACAAGCCCGATGACTGGAGGCAACGTGACTCAGAAAGAAGTTCGATGGTGGACACTGCATGAAGTTGCAGATGAATTGGGTGCTACGTTCAGACACATCTCCTGTGTAGATAGTAATGGTAGAAGGTATAAACGTGTTGTATTAGAGTATGAAGAGGAGGAAGAATGAAACAAGCACTTGTATATTCAAACGGAAGTCAAGAATGCGAAAGGGCAAAGATGGTCCTTGAAGCATGTGGTCAAGAGGTGAGAGAGTTTCTACTTGGTGCTGACTTCAGCGACAGACAGTTTCGTGCTGAGTTTGGTAGTGAAGCAGAGTATCCTCAGGTTGCTATTGGACTCAATCATCGTGGCACTTTGAAAGAGACTCTCAAGTTTATGTCTGATACAGGAATGTTTGTATAAACTGTATCACAAATTACAAAACTACTTGACTATATAATCTATGAAGGGTATAATAACCCTATCGTTCATCCCACATGGGACGCAAGTAAGTCGCGGAACGGATCGTTCATCCCTTCGGGGACGCAAACGACTGAAGGAACGGGAAAACGGATCCACCGAAAGGTGAGAAGGTTAACTTTCCATTCATTCAGGACAATCAAATGAACACACTCAACCTCATTCGCAAGCAGATCAAGAAAGCATCTGCTCTGCACGACGCTCAGATTAGCCATACCGCATACCGTGGTATCGTTACCAAAGTTACGAACGTCAAACCAACTGAAGTACATGGTGAGTTCACATACCGTGGACACACCTACACTAAGTGATTGACTTACACTTTTAATATGATAGAATGGGAGGGAAACCTCCCATTTTTTTATGGATAGAGAGAAACTTAAATTAATTGTGAGGAACTTAAAGTCCCTTGTAGATGTACTTGAGTCAGAGGTATACTCTGATGTTGATGCATACAAACAACCAGAAAATATTATCACAGACTACGACGAAGTTTATGACGAAGGAGATGATGACGGATACCCCGATTAAATTGATCAGCGTCACTCCTGATGCTGAGAAACACATGGCTTACTGTGCCCGTGTAAGCAATCCAAACAACCAGGAGAACGAAAAGTTTTCTGGTCTGCTCAAGTATTGTGTGAAGCATCAGCACTGGAGTATCTTTGAGCAGGCATACATGACCCTGGAAATCAACACTACCAGGGGTGTGGCAGCTCAAGTGCTCCGGCACCGTTCGATGACATATCAAGAATTTTCACAACGCTATGCTGATTCTTCCTTACTCGCGGAGGAGATCCCTCTACCTGAACTACGCAGACAAGACACCAAGAATCGTCAGAATTCTATTGATGATGTTGACCCGTTCGTGGTTCAGAAATACGAAATGCTGATGCAACAGCATTTCAAAGAGGCGATGGATCTCTATAAGAAGATGCTTGATGATGGGATCGCAAAGGAGTGTGCTCGTTTTGTGCTCCCCCTGGCAACGCCCACCAGACTCTACATGACGGGATCTGTGCGCTCATGGATTCATTACATCGAACTGAGGTCTGCTAACGGCACACAGAAAGAGCATATGGATATTGCTCTAGGTGCTAAGAAAATCTTCTGTGAGCAGTTCCCTGCTGTCGCTGAAGCGATGGAGTGGAATTAATAAATACAAGAAAAGGATTGAACGTTTATGCCAACGTACCCCGTTATTAATTTAGAGACGAAAGAGAAGAAGACTCTCAATATGACCATGAAGCAGTATGCTGAGTGGAGAGAAGAAAACCCAGGATGGGATAAGGATTGGCAAGCAGGTGTTGCCGGAGTTGGAGAGGTAGGTGAGGTTTACGACAAACTTAAAAAATCTCACCCAGGTTGGAACGATGTCCTACGTAAGGTATCGAAACAACCTCGCTCCAACGTCCGTCCTATCTGATTTTTTCTTCTATGCCAACTAAAAGAAAGTCTAATCAACCAGTAGTCCCATTCGGGATGAGTAACAAGCACATGAAAAGAAAGAAACCAATTAACTCAGACTTGATGAAGAACATCGAGCCTCTGACAGAAAATCAAGAAGAACTTTTCCGTTGCTACAAGAATGATCAAAACCTTGTTGCATACGGTTGCGCTGGAACTGGTAAGACTTTCATCACACTCTATAATGCACTTAGAGATGTACTAGATGTCAAGACACCCTACGAAAAGATCTACATCGTCAGGTCTCTTGTAGCAACTAGAGAGATTGGTTTCCTCCCTGGAGACCATGAGGACAAGTCCTCTCTCTATCAGATCCCATATAAGAACATGGTCAAATACATGTTCGAGATGCCTACAGACTCTGATTTTGAGATGCTGTATGGTAATCTTAAAAACCAGGGAACAATCTCATTCTGGTCTACGTCATTCATTCGTGGCACCACACTTGATAATGCAATCATCATCGTTGACGAATTCCAGAATCTAAACTATCATGAACTTGATAGTATTATTACAAGGATTGGTCAGAACTCTAAGATTATGTTCTGCGGTGATGCTACACAGACCGACCTTCTCAAGACTAATGAGAAGAATGGAGTTATTGACTTTATGAAGATCCTTCGTATCATGCCTTCAGTTGATATTGTTGAGTTTGGAGTGGAAGATATTGTTCGCTCTGGATTGGTGAAAGAATACTTACTCGCTAAGATGGAAATGAATTTATGATTTTTGAGCATTGTAATTATCTCGGTGATCTTGAACTAAACAAAAAAGAAACCAACGGCATCCGTCTCTATAACTTACCTAATGGAGAATGGGTGCCTTCTATTACGTCAGTAACTTCTTTCTACAACAGACAGATCTTTGCTAAGTGGCGTGAGAGAATTGGTGTCGAAGAAGCAAATAGAATCACTAAGAAAGCAACTGCTCGTGGAACTGATTTCCATGAAGCAGTTGAAGTCTATATGAGGAACAAAGAAATAAACTGGGATGAGTTCAGACCTGCAACTCAGTTTATGTTTCATCATGCCAAACCATATCTGGACAAGATAAATAATGTACACGCTATAGAAAGGACTCTGTACTCAGAGTATCTTGGACTAGCTGGTAGGGTTGACTGCATAGCGGAATACGAAGGAGAGTTAGCAGTCATCGATTTCAAAACATCTGAAAAGATTAAACCTGAAAAGTGGTTGGAGAACTATTTCGTTCAAGAAATGTTTTATGCAACTGCTTACTACGAACTCACAGGTATCCCTGTCAAAAAACTTATCACTATCATGGTCACACCTGGTGGCGATGTCAAAGTGTTTGACAAAAGGAACAAAGGGGACTATATTAAATTGTTAGTTCGTTACATTAAAGAATTTGTATCTCACAATCTTAGGACAGAGAATGGAGAATGAACTAGAAAAAGTATTAGAATCTAAATTCTTTTGCCCTTCTCGATTTGCACAGGAGATCGAATCTCTTGTAATTAAAAACGCAGACATGAATTATATTGATGCTATTGTTCACTTCTGTGATCAGAATAGTATTGATCTGGAGTCAGTTCCGAAACTGATTTCCAAACCCCTGAAGGAGAAGATCAAATATGAAGCGATGGAACTTAATTTCTTGAAGCGAAGTTCCCGCGCCAAATTGCCTCTTTGATTTCATTTTTGTCCGAAAAAATTTTCCGGCAAAAAATCCTCTTATTAGTTTTTTGATGATGCCGTTTGATGCCTACCGATGTTACTTGTCGATGAAGAATCACTTCACGAAAGACAAGTATGACTATCACAAATACTGTGGTAAAAGTCGTGCGACCGTGCAAGCATTTTACAAACGCAAAGATAGATTTTGGTTTGAGAAATTTGCACGGTCCAAGTCTGACAAAGAAGTAGAAGAGTTCTTTGTATCTAACTTTATCACCTGTACTGATCCAAGTAAACTTTGGATAGGAGAGATGATACGTAATGGTGAGAATAGATACATCGCATGGAAGAAGAGAACTCAGTCTCTATCATATCTTTTCAAAGAGGAAACAGAATCAATCTTCGCAGACAACGATTTTGATGCTATGTTTTCTATGGATGGTTCACGACATCCACAAATTCTCAAGGAACATTTAAGTGGTCGAGTATCACTTGAAACGATGGTAATCTTGGATGGAATTCTTGGTTATAAAAGCAAGTGGGATAAATCTCTCACCGATCCTGTGTGGGAGACCGTCAGTATGAAGATGAGAAAGTATTCTCCATTCCTAAATATTGATGTACCACGTTATAAAAACATTCTTAAGAAAGTGGTTTTAGGAGATAAATGAGTTTCTTTAATTCTGAGGTAGTCCGTGCAGAAATGACGGAAATACAAGAACTTCAAGAGGAAGTTTATGGTAATGTCTTCAAGTTTCCTTCGATGGATAAAGAAGAAAAGAAATTTCATGTCAGTCTCTTAGAAAAATTAATTGACAAACAGAGAATTTTATATACTCGTTTAAGTTTGTCTGATGATCCCGAAGCAAAGCAGATGAAAGATAACATCTATGAATCTGCTAAGATGATGGGACTCCCTGATGGGACTGATATGAATGTAGTATTCAACAACATGTCTAAAATGCTTGATGTGATGAAGGACCAGATTGACAAGACTGGTTCCGACCTATAGAATAACAAGGTACACACAAGCCAAATCCGTAAAATCCGAGGTAATCCTATGTCTTTCGCAGACCTTAAAAAGCAATCTTCTCTTGGTTCGCTGACTTCTAAACTGGTAAAAGAAGTCGAGAAGATGAACAATACCAGTAGCGGTGGAGATGACCGTCTCTGGAAACCCGAAATGGATAAGACTGGTAATGGTTACGCAGTCATCCGTTTCCTGCCCGCACCCGAAGGGGAAGAACTTCCCTGGGCAAAGATGTATTCACATGCCTTCCAGGGTCCTGGTGGATGGTATATTGAGAACTCTCTGACCACTCTTGGTCAGAAAGACCCTGTGTCTGAATACAACCGCGAACTGTGGAATAGTGGACTTGACTCTGACAAGGACACCGTTCGTAAGCAGAAGCGCAAACTGTCTTACTATGCCAACATCTATGTTGTGCAGGACAAAGCAAATCCTCAGAACGAGGGTAAGGTTTTCCTGTATAAGTTCGGCAAGAAGATCTTTGACAAGATCATGGAAGCGATGCAACCAGAGTTTGAAGATGAGACTCCCATCAACCCCTTTGACTTCTGGGGTGGTGCTAACTTCAAACTGAAACTGAAGAAGGTTCAAGGTTACTGGAACTATGATTCTTCTGAGTTTGGTCCTGTTGAACCTCTGCTTGATGATGACGATGCTCTTGAAGCTCTGTGGAAGAAGGAATACTCTCTGAGTGCCATCACCGCCACGGATCAGTTCAAGGACTACGATCAACTGCAGAACCGTCTGAAGATGGTCCTGGGTCAGAAGTCTACTCGTCGCTTTGATGAGGAACTGGAAGACGAGAGTGAGGGTCGTGGATCTTTCACTCCTGACTTCAAGTCAAAGGCACCTGAACCTGCTGCTGACTTCAACGCACCAGACATCACCCCCACTAAGTCTGCTGACTCTGATGAGGATGATGCTCTGTCTTACTTCCAGAAACTCGCTGAAGAGTGATTAACTGAATAGTCTGATATTATCAGCACGTTTGAGGGTTTCACTCATGTATTGGGTGGAACCTTCTCTGTATGTCATGAGATCTTCTAGATCATCACGAACGACTTGCACATATCTTGGTTGTAGTAAGTAAATATTTCTCTTGTCTTCATTAACACCCTGCTCATACTGATAATTCGTGACTGGAATAGTAGGAGTTACAGTTCTCATTCCACCAGCACGTTCATCAAAATATGTAACTGAATAATTCGACTCTACCTTGAGTCCAGCATTCACGATTTTTACATCTCTTGCATCCTTTACCTCAATCGTTTCATAATGATGAATACCATTAAAGAGTGTGTCATAAGAACCATATTTGTCTAACATCAACTCATCAAAATCTATGTTAGACAGAGGCCATTCATTTTGAATGTTGACAATATTGTTTGACATTAGCACTAACCAATCAAGAGTGGAATCATTATAAACTTGTGATGCCACATTATCTGGTCTATCACTACCTTGTATCTGATACTTGGTAAAGAAAGTTAAGTTCTGAAAGATGTCCTCTCTCAGGAACCCTCTTTTAAAAAAGTTTTTGACAGTAATATAATCTGAAATTTTTGAGTCAGGAAGTCTGCTGACATATTCAAAGTTTGGAACTTCTGAAAAATAACTTGACAT